CATGTCCGCTACTACTTCCATGAGCGCGTCGAAATCAATCTCGACGCCGATAGACCTTCCAAGGTCAACGAGTCTTTCTCGACCTATCCAGACTGCCGCACATTCACGGTTGCGGCATTCGGCTGTGATTTCGTGCCCGACGCGTGCGGTGATGGTGATGTTGTCCGACGTTTCACCTTCATGGTTTGTGATCTTCGCTTCACCACACTTCGGGCATTCGGTTCCTCTGAGTGGTACTTGTTTGGGTGGTTCGATGAGGTCCCAGATTTTCGCGGCCCACGTGTCGGGGTATGAGGCGAGGTGTTCGTAGGTGTAGTCGTCCATTGCCCCGGTGTTGTGGAGGCTGGTGAGTTTGTCCCAGTATCCGCGCAGGTCGAGTTTGAGTTCGCCGGCGCCTTGGACTCCCCATTCCTGCAACCATGCGCGTGTCACGTCCTGAATGTGAACCATGAGGTCGAGGGCGATCGCGTCGACGAGATTGCGGGTTGCTGGTGATCCTCCTCCCCCGCGGCTGTTGTTTGAGGGGGTGACGAGTTGGGCGAGCCAGTCGACGAGGGGTGGGAAGTGTTGGTTGCGTTCACTGTCACCAACACTTACGGTCATGCTCCACGGGTTGATCAGCTTCTCAAGGCCGTCAGACATTGGTTTCCTTTCGGTGGCAGTTGCAGGTGCACGTGTTGTTCACGCAACCCGCATGATCAGGTGTCGACGGAAACGCACAAAACCCCGAACGCGCCATGGAGATGCGGGCGTGCGTTGTCTCGCTCATCGCACACCCCCAGCAGCACGTAGGGCGGCGCGCATCGTCTTCACCCAGCCGGGGTTGGCCCGCAGGATGGCAGGATCATCCCAGTTCACTTGGCGCTCGACGGCCTTCAGTGCGGCAACCACCTGCGCGTCGGACGGTTCGCCCTGCGAGCCGGCGGGCTTCGTCTGCAAGCTCATGTCCCAGCCGCCATGGTTTCTGATCGCGGTGTCCGACGGCTTGCCCTGTGGCCCTGCATCGAGGATCGCGGCGACGTGCTCGACAGCGGCGGAGTAGCCGTTCACGTACCCCTGCTGCTGAGGCTCCGGCACCTTCGCGACCGGCTGGCCGGTGCGCGCCTGCGATGCCTCGAACGGCTCCCCCGCGATCCACGTACGGAGCTTCGCGATCGTCTCGGCGCTCGGCTCCGGCACCCCGGTGCGATGGAAGCCAGCTATCTTCCGAGCCGCACCGATGAACGCTTCCTGCCAGACGGATTCGAGCGCATCCCACCGCCACCCGACTGCTTCGGCGAACGTTCGCGCAACTTCCCGCTCGTCGTCGGTGGGGGTGTTGCGGTCGATGATGCGTTTGACGGCCGCGGCTTGTTCTGTCGTGTTCGGGTTTTCAGAAGGGTGTGTCATCGCCGAAGCCCCCCGGTGTCGTCCATGCGTCGGCCTGTGCGGCAGCCGGCGCCGAGTATGCGGGCTGCGGTGTGGCCTGCTGCGACTTGATTACTGCGGCCGCGTCTACCCACACGATGAGGTCGTAGTACTTCTTGCCCTCGTGTTCCCGTTCGACGGTCTCTTCGCGGCCGAAGAACGTGATGCGATCCTTCTCCTGGAATAGTGACCAGTCGACGTTGCGGCCTCGGAGCGTGCGGAACGTTCGACCTGTGGTGTCGTACCCGCCTGCATCGTTCTTCCGTGAGTGGGGTTCGGATGTCTTGACACCCCATGCACCTTCGTTGCCGACAAGCACCTTGTCGACGAAGGCGGATCGAACCTGAATGTCAGCCATTGTTGTTTCTCCTTGTGTTGATGGTTTCGTCGATGAGGTCTGGCCTGTAACCACTCCAGTGCTTCTCCCCCGTCATCACGACAGGCGCTGCGAGGTGCCCCATCGCTTTGAGCAGCCCGGCATGTTCGGCGGCGGGTAGTTCCTTGATGGGGATGCCTGCCGTGTTGAACCTGCGGAGTGTGGCTTTGCAGGGTTGACAGTTGGGTTGGGTGTACACAACAACCTCAGTCATGCCCAATCCTCAGGATCTCGGTCCAGGAGTGTCCTGCACAGCTTGCATGTGACGTCGTCCGGGTAGGGAGTCAAGAACTTGAAGGATGCGGGTCCGTTTGCATGCAGCGTCTTCGAATAATCCCCCACCCAGTGCACGAAACGAGTCTCCGTGTATGCCTCGGTCATGCTGCTTCCCCTTTGCTTGCTTCGACCGCGAGCATGCGGCGGAGTTGTTCTGTCTTCTGGGTGTAGTCGCGCGCCAGTTGGTCGCGTGCAGGGATGACGATTCGTTCACGCCAGAGATTGCGGCGTCGGACCGCGGATCTGCTGACGTTCTCGAGGAAGTCTTCGAACCACTCGTCAGCTACGAGCCATCCCGGGTCACGCATCGTCGGCTCCTTCCTGCTTCACCGGCACCCACGGGCCAGCCTTACGGCTGCGCAGGAGCGTCTTCGTGTCGTCGGGATAGGCATGCTTTTCGAGAGAATCATTGGGCTGATCCATGAAGTAGCGGCCATTTTCATATGACCCGACGTAGGAAGGCTCGGGTTTCCAGTCGAACTTGACGCCGTACTCCCATTCCGGTTCCTCGGCTACGACACCAGCCCGCACCTCGGCCAGCAGTGCGCGGATGATCTCATATGGGCGACCGTATGCCGCTTCAACCGACCCACCGTCGCCCCAGTACCATGCTGTCTTCTTCCAGAGTTGTAGTTCCTCGGGCGTCAACACGTCGACGCACGATTGGCACAGGATTGAGGTGGGGCGTGCTTCACGTTTGAAACCACAACGCGCACACGCCGTGATCGGACCAGTCATTCGGATCTCCTTGCAGGGCACGGGTAGCGAACACACGACCCATCAACCGCCCACTTGTGTCCACCAGCACACGGATCCTTGGACTCACCCATCAACGCGTTCCACTGCGCGTTGATGGCATCCGTAGAAGCGGTAGGTGGTTCGTCAGTCCAACGTTCGCCGTTCAACCAGACAACCAACGCGGGCACGTAGCGTCGCTCTGTCGTGTTCGCATATGCGGTACCGAAGCGGATGATGTCTGCGGTGAGCTTGTCCACGTCCATGGTTTTCGCGAGCCGCCTGAACTTGTCGAGTGACTTCTTCTTCTCGACCTTCTTCGGCCATGCCCCGTACGCACGCTCAAACGCATCATCGATGCGTGAAGTGTTCTTATCTTTAGATGGTCGGGTCGGGTCGGGTCGGGTCGGGTCGGGTAGTCCGGACACCCGTGTTTGTCCCACGTCCCCGCGCGAATCTGTCCCGTTGGGACTTTGCCCCGTGTTTCCGGCCTTCTTTGCTCTGAACGCTTCCTTTCTGATGCGTTCACGTTCACGATGCGCCAACACGTCGATGCGTTTCGGCTGATAGTCGGTCCAGTCGTGGAACACGAAACCGTCGCCTTCGATGCGCCACAAACCCGCATCAACGAGCATGTCCCCTTGGGACACATCCGCACCGAACTCCTCGATCATGAACGCAGGGATCACACCGTCTGTGAGGTGCTTAGCCGCCCACGTTCCAGCGATCGTCCACAGCCCGATAGCCGCCAACCGGTCGCGCCTCGGGATGGACAGAACCTTCGGTGACGACGCGAACCCGTCATCAACTTTGAACCAAGCGATCGCCATCACCTTCTCTCGCGTTAGGGCAGTTCGGGTTGCCTACCGTGTACGGGTTGCGACACTTGCCACACACATGGGGCCGGCGCTCATGCGGTTGCGTGACCGGGACACTCCACGGTGCAAGATTCATGCTCATGTGGTTCGTCTCCTCAACAGGCGGCTGATGTTCGATGAGTCGATGCCGTACCACGCTGCGATCTCGGTCTGCGGTATTCCCATCGCGTGCAGGTCGCGCACATCGCTCTTCTCGTCCTCCGATAGAAACGGGGATGGTGGCAGGCTGGACGGGGCAACCAGGCCTTTTCGGATTGCAGCCTTCACCATCCCGTGGGCGCTTTCTCTACCGGCCAGATGCAGCGCCTCCGCGATCTCTGCGTAGGTCAGCCCGCCGCCTCGCAACGCTGCCGCCTTGAACTTCTCCTCGTCTTTGCCGAGCCGCGCGAAGGTTCGCGCTACGTGCTCAGCTCTCGTTACGACTTCGAGGTGACTCGGGTTGATGCAACATGTGTTCTGGCATGTGTGGTCGATGTCATGGGCGGGCGGGATTTGTCCGACATGTACCCGGTAGGAGACCCTGTGCGCCCAGTCGGTCCGCTTTCCTGCTGGCGCCGTCGGTTCGTAGGCGCGACCATAACCATTGCGGTCTATGTGCCCCAGCCATTCCCAGCACCCATCTACCGTCACTCGATAGTCAGACCGTACGTCTGGTCGCTTCATACCAGGGCATGAGCGAGAGCAGTACTTCCGTTTAGCGAACTGAGCCTTTCCGCATCGGGGGCTTCGGCTGTAGGTTGCACCGCACGCCACGCAAGTCTTGGTCTCCGTTGTCATGCTGTTACTCCTTGTTCGAGCAGCACCGCGAAGGTTTCGGCGGTCATGCTCACGTACTGTTGTGCGGGGTCAGTTGTGCCCCTCCGCTTGTGCATGACGACTCCGATGAGTGCGTCGTCGTTGCCGCGTTCGATCTCGGCTTCCCGGATCCAGGCGGGCAAGTTGTCGCGGCTGGTGTTCTTGCACTCGATGACAACCCGGCTGCCGGCGAAACGAACCCCGCCAATGTCTCCGCGGTCCTGACTTCCTGTTTTGACGCGGCGGTCGATGCGGTCGTCGTTGAGGCGGGTTGCGAGCCAGTCGGCTTGTGCGCGTTCGAACGAGCTGCCGGCCTTTCTCGCCGATGCGCGGTTACGTGTCATCGGTTCGATCCTTACCGTTGAGGATTGCCATGAGTTCGGGGTCGTAACGGTGGCCGCGGACATAGGCCTGTGCGTCGAGAACACGCCTTTGCAGTTCGGTCATGACTGCGGTTTGCCAGGCGAGCATCCCGCGCAGGTCGTCGTCATCGGGTTTGAATCTGCTGCTCAAGGGTTCTCCTGGGGTGCAGTGAGGGCGCGCATCCGTGGTGGTTGCGCGCCCTCGGGTTTGGGTCGTCAGTTTGCGTGTCTGGCGGTCGTCAGTTTGTGAGGTCTGCCCGACGCTGTTTGATCGCTTCTGCAATGTCGGCGTGGATGCCGATGCGTGTTGCGTGTGCGGCGATCTCGTCGAGTTTGTGTGTGGTGGTTGCCTGGTTGATGGCGGCGTGTGCAGCATCAACCACCGCGGGGTCCACGGGGGTGTCAGCGAGGGGTTGGATCATGACTTTCTTGGTTTTGCCGCGGGTGATGACGTGTTTCGCTTCGAACGCCTTGTCGATGTGTGACATGGCTCGGATGCGAATGCCGCCGACTGGTTGTCCTGCCCAGAGGACTTCGGGGTCGTTGAAGAGGGTGATGCGCCGCCCAACCCAGACGATTGAGTCGGTCCCCCACGCCTGCACGATGTCCCGGAGTGCGGTCTTCGAGGGCTTCCACGGGCGACCAGTGCCGTACTGGTCGGTGATGATGTGCACGGGTTGATCTGCGGGGCCGGGTTTGACGTCAACGATGGTGATGGTGACGTCGCGGCCTACGAGGTCGATCGCGTTGAGCTGATCGGACTTCGCGACGATTGCGTTACTGACGTCCATCACCGCCTCCTTCCCGAGCCAACCGCAGGGCGGAGCGGGCCGCCTCCGCTAGCCCCGTAGACACGCCCATGCCCGAAAGCTCATCTATCGCGTGTGCGTGTTCGATTGCTTCATCTCGTTCTGTGGCCACCGCCTTCAAGGCGATAGCCAGCGTCAGGGCGTGCGCGGCGATCTGCTCTTTGCTCCACATGCCGTCGATTCGGCCGGTCTTCGCAACCAGATCAGATATCTTCTCCGCCGGGTACGCGGAATCCAGGTCGCCGCTCACCACTTCACCCGCCTCCGGCTGCATTTTGCAGCGCCAACGTGCCGAAGTACCAGCCGTCCCTTCTCGCGGACAACGTGGCACCCAAAGCACAACTCCAACTCAGAAGCCATCACGATCATCGGATTCCTCCTTCTTCTTGCTGAGCAGGCAAAGAACGCCGCAAAACTCGTGCTCGGTGGCAGTCATCGGGGCACAAAGGTGGGGCTCTGCATCGGGCAGGGCCTGCCCGCAGATGTTGCATCCGATATTCATGAGAATGTGATCTCCTCGATGCTTGCTCGCCGTTCGGTCGCGGGTAGACCGTGCGTGGCGGTGGTGAAGTTGTTGACGACGTTGGTGATGTTAATTTCGAACGTCTCGGCGGCTGCATGGATGGCGTCGATCCACCGCTGGTCTGGATAGACGCGTTTGACCCACAGCGGAAGTCCGGCACAGTACGACACGTATTCGATCCATTCGCGACCGCTGACGAGCATTCCCGCGTGCAGTTGGGCCATGTTCTCGAGCGGCGGCAACCCCTTCAACACGGTCTTGAGGTGTTCCTTGGGGCAACGGGACTTGATTTCAATGAGCCCGTCGTCACCTACGAGGCCGTCTGGTGAGTATCCGATGCGGTATGCCCCGAAGTCGCGGACCATGAACCCGACCTGTTCGACCGGTGCGAAGTGCTCGGCGTAGGCATACCGGGCGAACGGTTCATCGTCCGTCCCCCGCTGCATGTCCGCGGTCGGGTACACGAAGTCGACGTGTCCGGTGATGCGTTCGGCTGCGAGCGTCATGGTGAGGCCGCGTGAGGTTTCGTTGTCCGCGACCTTCAACGTCGTGGGGGTGATGAGGCTGCCGATGGTGGATGCGGTGGGTAGCCCACATCTCGCAGCCAGCCACTCAACCGATCCCTGCTCCAACTCGGCGTATGTGGTGAGTGTCATGTGTCGTCTCCGTTGAGGTTGTTGAGGATGTCGTGTGCGTGCCCGGTTACGATCTCGGCGATGTGGGTGGCGACGTCGACCCCGTTGATTGCGGCTTCGGTGGCGAGGTGTTCGTACGTGTCGTCGTAGAGGTTGATGGTGGTGAGGTGGTTGCCGTGTGCGTCGAGCATGTTGATCGCGACCGTCATCGCACACTCCAAGCAGCACGCAGGGCGGCGCGCATTGCATCCGACCCCGTGTCGTGGATCTCGTTCAACGCTTCCCATGCGGCCGTCACTTGCGTGTCGGCCGGTTCGCCCTGCGGCTCCCCCGCGATCGGTCGAGTGACGTGCTCAACCTCGTAGGTGACGTGCGCCTCACGCAGGTTCTCTTGCGTCCAGAACTCGTGCTCCCGAGCCTGATCGCCGTACCACTGGCCCCACCCGCAGTCCTTGCACAGGTAGGTGAACCGCGGCATAGACGCGATGTGCTCGTGCTGGTGCGTCTCGCACCACACCCGCGCCTCACCCTCGTGGCTATGCGCTTCCCGCTCGTCGTCGGTTGGGGTGGTGTTGTTCATGCACGAATCTCGATTCCGGTGATGCCGAGGTTCTGGTAGATGGCTTCGTTGCGTGCTGCCCTGTATGCGTAGGCCCACATGAAGGATGGGTAGATGTCGATGGCGGTGGTTCCGCGGTAGACGGCCCAGCATCCGGATTCGGTGTGCGCAACACGAATACGACTCATCCGTTCCACCGGATCATTCCGTCTCTGTTCTCGGCGCACAGGATGGCTGTACGCGTGAGGATACGGATGAACCCGTCATAGTCGCCCCATCCGTTCTCTGGGTTCAGCGCCTTGAAGTGACCCGGGTTGCTAACCGCGCGCTGTAGACCGCGAGCCGCTGCGTCTGCGAGCGCGTCGGCTCTGAGCCCGTCGAGATCACGACTCCCGCCGTAGAAGACGCCTGCTAGCTTCCACATGGGCGTCAGGTTGTATGTGTGTCCGTCGACTATTTCGATGACGTCGCCGTTGGGCTTTTCGATGTCGATTCCCCAGCTCATGGCGTCCACCCTCCTTGGTCTTGGAGTCGTTTCTGTGCCACTACGGATTCCCAGTAGCGGACGTGTGATTGTGCGAGTGCGATGGCTGTGGGGTTGTTGCCGTGTTGGGCGTGGTTGAGGTATGCCTGTTCCTGCGCCAACCGGTCCAGAGCCTCATCAAGAGTCATCGCGTCTCCTGGTTTTGGGTTCGCGGCATGTCAGGCAGACGATGCCGAAGAAGGTAAAGAAGAGCCCCGTCAACCAGAGGGTTGCGGGGCTGTTGGGGGTGACGGAGAGACACCCGAGGGAGAGGGCGGCGAGTAGGAACGCCGCAAACCTAAGCTTCATCATGTCCCGGCTCCTTCCTGCTTCACCGGCACCCACGGGCCAGCCTTGCGGCGGCGGACGATCGCGTCGCCAGGCTCCGGTGTGACCTGATCGCAAAGCCAGTCGGAATCGTCGCTGTAGTCCGTGTACGGCTCCTCGTCGCCCTCTGCGCGGATGCCGAACTCCCATTCCGGTTCCTCGCCATGCGGGTGCGCGTGGGAGTAGTGGGCGTCGATGTTCCACGCGATCACTCCGCACCTCGTGCATGCCAGGAGTTGCACCTCTGGCTGTCCGGTCGTAACCACTTCGACCCGTTCGTCGACGCTCATCGCGCACCCCCAGCAACACGCAGCGCGCCACGTTGGCAGTCGATTCGTTCGTTCATCGGATGGCTTCTCTCTGGGTTTCGGTGAGGAATCGGATGGGTCGTTTGAGGACGTGTCGTTCGATCTCGTCCCACCTGTCTCCGAGTCCGATCCGGTATGCGAGGTGAAGACGTTGACCGTCCATCACCGCACGAAAAATGGCGTCATCACTCATGTGTGGGTTCTCCGTTCAGTGGCACCGTGAACAGGTGCAGTGTGCGACGTAATACGGTCTGTACTGGCAGCGTGGGGATGGTTCGTGTGCTGGTGCTCCCGGTGTGCGACATAGGGTGCACTCGAATGGGGGTTGCGGGTCCGTGGCGCCCATCAGTGTCCTTCTCTGTGTAGTGCCCGCTGGTATGCGAGCGTTCCGACGATGTAACCCGCATCACGCAAACGCCGATCACGACAACGACGCGACACCCAGTTCCACATGTGCGTGCTCCCTTGTTTCTGGTACCGCAAAGAAGAAGGGGGGCTGGTGCTGCAACACCAGCCCCCGGGTCGGCGGGAGTACACGCGGGTATCCAGACCGCGCTACAACTCAAGAAACCGTCGACCAAGTGCCCGTGCGCCGATCCGCGAGCGCACGCCCGAGCCGGGTCGCCTTTCACCACCCATGCCGTGCCA